CTTTTTCTGTAAGACAAGTTGGTACTAACTGTGGATGCATTGCTCAACACGCAGCTACTTATGTTAATGGTGCTGTGTATTGGATGTCAGGAGAAGGTGGATTTTTTATGTATGACGGTACAGTAAAAGCTCTTCCATGTTTAGTTGAAGATTTTGTTTTTACCACTCAAAACGGAAATTTAGGAATTAATTATGATTCTGCCGACACAATTTATTCTGCTCCGAATAGTTTATACACAGAGGTAAACTGGTTTTACCCTAAATCAGGATCAGAACAAGTAGACAGATGTGTGACGTATAACTTTCAAGAAAACTGTTGGACTACTTCTTCTTTAGCAAGAACGACTTATCAAGATCAAGGTGTGTTTACTTTACCATACGCAACAGAATACAATGCAACAACAACTCCAGTATTCTCAGAGATTTCTGGAATTACTAACAAGTACGGAGCATCTATTTATTATGCTCACGAGATAGGAACAGATCAGGTTAATAGTTCAGGCACGAGCTCTATTGATGCATTTATAAGATCAGGAGACTTTGATATTGAAGATGGAGAATTATTTATGTCTATGAGAAGATTTATGCCAGACTATAAATTTTTAGTAGGTAACTCTAAAGTAACTTTATTTATTTCTGATTATCCTTCAGATCTTCAATCTGGTTCACCACTCGGACCCTTTACAATAACAAGCACTACTGATAAAGTAGACACTAGAGCGAGAGGAAGATTACTATCTTTAAAAATAGAAAATGACGCTGCAGGTGAAACTTGGCGTTATGGTAGTTTTAGAATGGATGCACAACCAGACGGGAGAAGATAATGACAAAAAGATTAAATATTAAAAAAGCAATTAAAAAACCAGGTTCTTTAAGAAAGGCTTTAAATATTAAAAAAGGTGAAAAAATTCCTTTAGATAAATTAAACAAAGCAGCTAAAGCAAAAGGTAAATTAGGTCAACGAGCTCGTTTTGCCAAAACATTAAGAAAAATAAATAGAGCGTAATGGCTAAATTAAGTAATTATATACCAGAACCTAAACAAGAGTATGACGTAGAAAACCAAAGACAGATTATAGAATCTGTAACAACTATGAAACAACAACTTAATTTTTCTTTTCAAGAAGATTTAAAAAACGAACAAGACGCTTTTAATTACTTTTTATCATGACAATACAATATAGAAACGCAGGAGTCAGTTTAACAACTACTAATTTAACTACAGTTTTAACTATATCTACATCTGCTGTAGCTATTGTAAAAAGTGTATATTATGCAAATTCAAGCACAGGTTCAATAATATGTAATGGGTCTTTAAGAGATAGTTCTGCAAGTACAGACTTTGAATTTTTTAGAGATAATGTAAGTGCAAGCACCCAAGTAAATGCCTCACCTCAAGGGTTGAATTTAGAAGCAGGAGATGCTATAAAAGTTCAAGCACAAACAGCCGATAAGATTAAAGTTGTGGTTAGTTATGCTTTAATAAACAGAGAGAATGAAAATGGATAAAGTAATACCTACAATATATTGTACAACTATAACAACTTATAGAAATACAAAAACAAACGAAGTGTTTAAAGAGAAAGTAGAAGGAGAAAATATAGTAACAGATGTTACTGTTCAAGTTTCTCCTAAAGGATTAGATATAATGCAGAAAGTGATGAATAGTGATAATAAAAAACCAAAGCCCTAAAGGCGGAACAGAACTACAACTTGGATTTTTAACTAAGCATGTAGATAAAAGTTTATTGGATCAAGTACAAATATGTACAAGTATACCAGGTAAGGTGCCTTTAGATCCTAATAAAGTAAATATTTTATGGCAAAAAAATTCTTGGGATCAACCTAATCTTTACCCTTGGTTTAAAAATAAAGCTAATCACCATAAGTATGATTGGTATGTATTTAATTCACATTGGAATCATGAAAAATTTAGAATGATGTTTGGTTTACCTCATCATAAATGTATTGTGATTAAAAACGGTATTGAAGAAATACAAAAATCTAAACCTTATGAAAAAGGAAAACCTATTAAAATCATACATCAAAATACTCCTTGGAGAGGATTGTCTGTATTGTTAGGTGCAATGCAATTAGTTAAGAACCCTTTAATTAGTTTGGATGTTTATTCTTCTACTGAAATATATGGTAAAGATTTTTATAAACAAAACGATCATAATTACACAGAACTTTATAAACAAGCAGAAGAACTACCTAATGTAAATTATATTGGATATAAACCAAATGAGTATATTAGAGAACATATAAAAGATTATAATATGTATGTGTATCCCAGTATTTTTGAAGAAACATCTTGTATATCTTTATTAGAATCTATGGCTGCGGGTTTGTATTGTATTGCTACCAACTATGGGGCTTTATTTGAAACAGGAGCAGAATTTCCAATGTATATAGCATATGATAATAATTACAGAAATTTAGCAGAAAAATTTGCTTACGGAATAGAAGCTTCTGCAGCAATGCTACATGAACCAACAATACACGAACATTTAACTACTCAATCTAATTATACTAAAAAATATTATAATTGGAAAAAACAAGCTAGTTCTTGGACTAGATTTTTACAAGGAGCAATTAATGCAAAAAAGTAATACGCCCTCGGGCAAAAACAATGAACCCATTTGGTTTGATAAAACAAATTCGAGCCAATCCGTTACCCACAATGAAGACACCTACCAAACTATAAAAACCAACAAGGTAGATTCTGAAGTCACAGAAATAAATGTAGGAAATGTGTCTCCTTATAAAATTATGGTATGTACACCGTGTCATAGTGAAGTGACTATGCATTACACGCAAGCTGTTTTAAAATTTCAAATGGCCTGTATGAGAAAAAATATAATGGTAAGTTTTACATTATTGAAATCATCTTTAGTTACACAAGGTAGAAACTTATGTGTAGCTAGTATGTTGAACCATGAAGATAACTATACTCATTTATTGTTTATAGATTCTGATATTGATTTTAATTCAGAAACTATTTTTAAAATGTTAGAAAAAGACAAAGATATTATCGGTGTTCCTTATCCTATGAAAACATTAGACTGGGATAAAATGTGGAGAAGAATGCACGAAAAAGAAGATGCAATTACAGGACCTAATGATTTAATGCACTCTGGCTATACGTATCCTGTTAAAACAAATAACCCTAATGACGTCGAAGCTCATGATGGTGTTGTAGAACTTACTCACATACCAACAGGATGTATGTTAATTAAAAGAAAAGTATTAACAGATTTAATAGAAGCTAATCCAGACCTTGAAATATTTCAAGCAACTATCATTAATGGAAAAGAAGTAAAACAACCTAATATGTATAACTTATTTGACACTCTACATGACCCCAAAACTAAACGTTATTTTGGAGAAGACTTTGGATTCTGCCAAAGATGGTCTGATATAGGTGGTAAAGTTTATGCTTATATTAATGATTTTATTACTCACGTAGGAGAGTATTCTTATTGTGGTAGATTTAGAGATGATTTGTGGCAAGGAAGTCGAGCTCTCAAATCTGTTGACGAGACCAAGAAAATCAAATAAAGTATCATATTTACAGGACTTCTACGCCTGCTCAACAGTATAAATATATTTAAATTATGGCGATATCTAGATCTTTAATGAACAGACAATTACAAGCAAACGGTGGCATCATGCAAGTTGCACCTAGAGAAAAATTTGGTATTGGAAGCTCACTTAAAAAGTTTGTTAGAAAAATTATACCCAATGAATTATCAGAAATAGCAGTTAAAGCTGCACCTTTTGTTGCTCCTTTTAATCCACAGATTGCTGCAGCAATGGCAGGTATCGGTGGTTTTGATCAAACAGGACGTATAGGCGATTCTTTAATGAGCGCTGGTAAAACTTATGCCGGTGGTCAAGCAGCTAGATATATAGGTGGAGCAGGTTTTCAAGATCCAAGTATGGCTGCATTTACACCTGGTGGATTTAAAGCAGGATTTAGTTCTCCTTTAGGAACTTCAACTGGTCTTGGTAAATTTTTCTCGAACCGAGGAACTGATGCTGTTCAAGGTATAGGAACTGGAACTACAGGTGATGCAAATATAGCAGAACAAATAGCTACTCAAGGAAGAGCTGTTAACGCAGATAGCACAGGATTATTTGCTGAAGGATTAACAGGTGGAACAGAAGCATTAGTAGACGCTTCCGACATGGCTTTAGTAGGCGATGTTAAACAAGCAGCGTCACAAGAATTTAATTTATTTAAAGCTGCAGCAGATAAGGTTCAAAATTTTGATTATAGAGAAGCAGGTAATAAAGCTTTAGAGTTAGGTAAAAAATTTGGTAAAGCTATATATACAGATAAAGACGGTAACTTAGATAAAGCAGCACTATTAGGAACAA